AGGTAATTTTTTATGAGTGAACAGTATCTTGGTAATCCATTACTAAAAAAAGCAAATACTAAAATTGAATTTACTCAAGAGCAAGTTCTTGAGTTTGTGAAGTGTCAGGACGATCCTGTTTATTTTGCAAACAATTATATTAAAATTGTTTCTCTTGATGAGGGTTTGACACAATTTAAACCATATCATTTTCAAGAAAAGTTAATTAACAACTTCCATGAAAATAGATTCAACATTTGCAAGATGCCTCGTCAGACAGGCAAATCTACAACTGTCGTATCTTACCTGCTTCACTATGCAGTTTTTAACGATAGTGTTAATATTGGCATCCTCGCTAACAAAGCAGCAACAGCAAGAGAACTTTTGAGTAGGTTACAAACTGCTTATGAAAACTTACCAAAATGGATGCAACAAGGTATCATATCATGGAACAAAGGTAGTCTGGAGTTAGAAAATGGCAGTAAGATATTGGCAGCTTCTACGTCTGCGAGTGCTGTCCGAGGCATGTCGTTTAATATCCTCTTCCTCGACGAATTCGCTTTCGTTCCAAACCATATTGCAGACTCGTTCTTTGCATCTGTTTATCCTACTATTACTTCTGGTAAAAACACCAAAGTAATTATTGTTTCTACCCCACACGGTATGAATCATTTCTACCGTCTGTGGCATGATGCTGAAAAGGGTAAGAATGAATATGTACCAACAGATGTTCATTGGTCTGAGGTTCCTGGAAGAGACCTTGACTGGAAAGAACAGACTATTAAAAACACTTCAGAACAGCAATTCAAAATTGAGTTTGAATGCGAATTCCTTGGATCTGTTGATACACTGATTGCTCCCAGCAAATTAAAAAATCTTGTATACGATCACCCCAGAACAAGAAATGCTGGACTAGATGTTTATGAAGATGTTTTAGATAATCATGATTATGTAATTACAGTTGACGTTGCAAGAGGTGTAAGCGAAGACTATTCAGCGTTTGTTGTAGTTGATATTACTCAGTTCCCCCACAGAGTAGTAGCAAAATACAGAAACAACGAAATAAAACCAATGCTATTTCCAAATATTATATACGAAGTAGCAAAGAATTACAATAGTGCATTTATATTGTGCGAAGTGAACGATATTGGTGATCAGGTAGCAAGTATCATCCAATATGATTTGGAATATCAAAATCTTCTTATGTGTTCAATGCGGGGAAGAGCAGGACAGATTGTTGGTCAGGGATTTAGTGGAAAGAAAACACAACTTGGCGTGAAAATGTCCAAGACTGTTAAGAAAGTTGGTTCACTCAATCTCAAAACAATGATTGAGGAAGATAAACTTATTTTCAATGACTACGAAATTATTTCAGAACTTACTACCTTCATTCAAAAGCATGGTTCTTTTGAAGCAGAAGAAGGTTGTAATGATGACCTGGCAATGTGTTTGGTAATCTATGCTTGGTTAGTTGCACAAGACTATTTTAAAGAACTGACAGACCAAGATGTTAGAAAGCGTTTATATGAAGAGCAGAAGAATCAAATTGAACAGGACATGGCACCATTTGGTTTTATGGACGATGGATTAAACGATGGTAGTTTTGTAGATAGTGATGGAGATAGATGGTTTACTGATGAATATGGTGACCGTGCTTTTATGTGGGAGTATCTATCTTAATGGAACTAGACAGTCAAATAAAACTTGGACACTTACTTCTCTATGATAGAAAATGTAGGATTTGTGGTGAAGTTAAAAATTTGATTGATGGATTTTATAGGACCAGAAAAGACAGAGGACCAGTAGCATCATCATATTCTTATGAATGCAAAGACTGCACCATAAAAAGAGTAATTACTAGTAGAATGACATCTAATATTTTTGATAGATGGGAATATCCTGACTGGTAATCAGTTCACGCAGGATTTCCCCTTCGTAAACTTAGGTTTTAATAAATAATTTTTAGATAAACTGAGAATTTTACGGAGAAAAACATGGCGACTCCTCAATTATCTCCTGGAGTACTGGTCAGGGAGGTTGACTTAACAGTAGGAAGAGCTGATAATGTTTTAGATAATATCGGTGCAATTGCTGGACCTTTCCAGATTGGACCTGTTGAAGAAGCGATTGACATCCAAACTGAGCAACAATTACTCAATACATTCGGTAAGCCCATTTCTACCGATGCTCAGTATGAATACTGGATGTCAGCATCCTCTTTCCTTTCATACGGTGGTGTTCTTAAAGTTGCAAGAGTTGACGGTTCTTCTCTGAACAACGCAAACGTTGCACCTGGTTATGCATACACCACAAGTCTGAAAATCAAGAATTACGACAACTACAACAACACACATTCTGGTGAGGCAGTTGAGTTTGTCTATGCTTCAAAGAACCCTGGAAGCTGGGGAAACGAGTTAAAGATCTGCACAATTGACGATCTGGCAGACCAAACAATTGGTATTACTACAACTGACCTGAGTGCATTCGGTGCTCAAGTTGGTTACGGTATCACCTCTACAATTACTGATGTAGTACTGCCTGGTGCTGGAACAACTTCACTCTTCAATGGTTACCTGAAGGGCATCATCACTGGTGTTACAACTGATACTACAAACGGAAACAGCACAATTGATGTTAAGGTTACATCAAGAGTTTCTTCTGCTGGAACGGAAACATCCATTACCTACGGTCAAGGAAACGCTTTACAATCTTTTGAAAGTGCCGACACTGTTTTCTTCGTCAATAATGCAGGTATTAACACAGGCAACGTCACATCGGTTGCTGGTGTAACTGCTGGCGAAGTTCTTGATTGGTACGATCAACAAACTTTGGGTCTAACTAACTCAACAGTTTACTGGAAGACCATTGCACCAAAACCAACCACAAATACCTATTCTGCTGACAGAAATGGTAAGAATGATGCAATGCACATTGCAATCGTTGATGATACTGGTTCGGTAACTGGAATTCAAGGTAATGTCCTTGAAAAGCATCTGAGCATTTCTAAAGCAGGTGATGCAATTTCTCAAGTCAATTCACCTCAGAAGATTTGGTATAAGAATTACCTGAGAGACTTCTCAGAGTATATCTACGCTGGATACAACCCATCACAAGCAGTTGATGGTTACAACAACACAAGTCCTGTTGCTACTGGATTCTCCACTGCGTACACACCATACACAACTGGTCAGGGTCTTTGGGGACAAAACGCACAAGGAATTGTCTTTAGTGCTCTTGGAAACAAAACCTATTCTTTAGGTGGTGGTGTTGATTATTCTGCTGCTGGTGGAATGAAGGCAGAACTTGGAAATCTGGTCACTGCTTATGACTTGTTTGCTAATGCAAATGAAGTTGAAGTTGATTACCTGGTAATGGGTCCTGGTTTGGGTGTCGAATCCGAATCACAAGCAAAAGCAAACAAACTGATTGCTGTTGCTGAAAGCAGAAAGGATTGTATGGCAGTCATTTCTCCACACAGAGATAATGTTGTTGACCTTACAAATTCCACAACACAAACAAATAATATCATTAGATTCTTCAGTGCTTTAACCTCATCTTCATATGCAGTCTTTGATAGTGGTTATAAGTACACTTACGATAGATTCAATAATACATTCAGATATATTCCTTGTAACGCTGACGTTGCTGGACTGATGACCAGAACGAATATCACTTCGTTCCCATGGTTCTCGCCTGCTGGTCAGCAAAGAGGAACCTTGAATAATGCAGTTAAACTTGCATACAACCCATCCAAGGCACAAAGAGATCTTCTTTATCCTGCAAGAGTCAACTCAATCGTCAATCAACCAGGTGTTGGTGTTCTTCTCTTCGGTGACAAAACTGGACTGTCCTATGCATCTGCATTTGACAGAATCAACGTTCGTAGATTGTTCCTTACGGTTGAGCAAGCACTTCAAAGATCTGCTGAAGCACAACTGTTTGAACTGAACGATCAAACAACCAGAGCAAACTTTGTTAACATTGTTGAACCATATCTCCGTGATGTTCAGGCAAAGAGAGGAGTTTATGACTTCTTGGTTATTTGTGATGAAACAAATAACACTCCTGATGTTATTGATAACAATGAATTCAGAGCTGACATCTTCTTAAAGCCAACTAAGTCAATCAACTACATCACTCTTACCTTCGTCGCTACACGCACGGGCGTAAGTTTTGAAGAAGTGGCTGGTAGAGCTTGATTCATTAATAAATTAATTACATAAGGAGGAATTCAAAATGTCCACTCTCAGAACGATTACCGCTTTTAAATCAAAATTACAGGGCGGGGGTGCTCGCCCCAACCTGTTTGAGGTAGAAATTCCATCATTCCCAGTTGCTGCTGGACAAAATGTTTGGAGAACTGGTGACAACCAGGAAGCAGATACCTTCAAGTTCCTGTGCAAAACTGCTCAGTTGCCTGCTTCCAACATTGCAGAAATCGCAGTTCCTTTTAGAGGTCGTACTCTGAAGGTTGCTGGAGATAGAACCTTTGATACCTGGACAGTTTCAATCATTAATGACGAAAACTTCCTGCTTAGAAATGCTTTTGAAGCATGGATGCAAGGTATCAGCAAGAATAGCAACAATACTGGTGCTACTAATCCTGGTTCATACATGACTTATGCACTTGTTCACCAACTTGGTCGTGGTGCTGATAAGGGCATTCAGTCAACTTCAAATTCTGATGCAGTCAGTGGTCAATCAATCACACCACTGAAAACATATACATTCTATGATATCTTCCCAACAGAAGTAAGCGCAATTGACCTTTCATATGATAACAGTGATGTTATTGAAGAGTTCAGCGTAACCTTCCAAGTTCAATATTGGGAACCTGGTGCTTATACCAGAGACCAGGCATAATCTGATTGCATAAATACTAGAAAGGTAATTTCTAGTATTAATAAATTATGGCGAGATTATTTGGTTTCTCTATTGAGGACAACGAACCAGTATCGCCCACTACGGTTTCCCCCGTTCCTCCTAACAATGAGGACGGGGTTGACCATTATTTGAGTAGTGGGTTTTTTGGTTCGTATGTTGATATTGAAGGTGTTTACCGTACTGAATTTGATTTAATTAAGAGATATCGTGAAATGGCACTTCATCCGGAGTGTGATAGTGCTATTGAAGATATTGTAAATGAAGCAATCGTATCAGATACAAATGATAGTCCAGTTGAAATTGAACTATCAAATTTGAATGCAAGTGACGGAATTAAGAAAAAAATTAGATCAGAGTTTAAATATATCTTAGAACTTTTAGATTTTGATAGAAAATCACACGAAATCTATAGAAA